TCCACAACTACAGATTCCAGATGAAGAAAATACACCAATTGGTGCATCCAAAGAGTTTATTGAAAAACATTTTAAATCTTTTGATAACTTCAAAGAAGAATTTACCAAAGTTGCTATGGGCATACAAGGAAGTGGATGGGCTTATCTTGCTCGTAATGGTGAGATAAAAACTATTGTCAATCACCAAATCAAGAATGATATCATACTACTAATAGATTGGTGGGAACATTCTTGGTATGATTACCAAGCAGACAAGAAAGGTTATTTAACTAACCATTGGAAAATTATCAATTGGAACATTATAGACGCTCGTTTATAAAATAAACATTGACATATCTCCTTGCATAGTATATACTTACTTACAAGGAGATTTTTTATGGGTAAAGCATTTGGGGCGCCTGAACAGGCCAAAATTAAACAAATTGTTGCAGAGGGCATGACCGTTATGCAGGAAATTCAAGACCTTACCGAAGGACTTAACGATACCATTAAAGCAATAGCAGAAGAACTCGAAGTCAAACCCAGCGTGATCAAAAAAGCAATCAAGATTGCACAGAAAGATCAATGGGACAGCGTTTGGAAAGAGTTTGATGATTTGGAAACTATCGTGGATATCAGCGGACATTCGCATCGTCGTACTGATGAGTGAGATATTAAAAAATGTCATTAACTGGATACGGAATGACTATAAGGCTTACCCTCTACGTTTTATCGTTGAAGTTACTGCTTGGACGCTTAGTATCGGATGTGCGATTACTATGGCGCTCACTGTACCAAATCCGCCTCTTATCATCCTGTATCCTATTTTTATTAGCCAATGTATTATGTACGGCTGGTGTGCTTGGAGTCGCCGATCTTTTGGCATGCTCGCTAACTACACATTGCTAGTCACTATAGATAGCATCGGCTTATTCAGGATGCTAAATAATTTATGAGTAAGGTCAGATCAGCCATAATTGATCACGAGAAGGTCAGTGAGCCATTAAATCACGAGGAGGAAAAATTATATGTCATATGTTGACGCATGGTGGGATCGCGACAAAGACGTCGTTAAGGTAGTCGAACGTGATCCTAAGAAGGGCAGAATCTATCAAGAATATCCTGCTAAATTCATCTTTTACTATCCTGATCAAAAGGGTAAGTACAAATCAATCTACGGTGAGAATCTAAATAAAGTTACTTGTAGAAATAACAAGGACTTTCAAAAAGAACTACGTATTCATGGTGAACGTAAACTCTACGAAAGCGATATCAAACCAGCATTCCGCTGTTTAGAAGATCATTATCTCGGTATTGACCCGCCAAAACTACATGTAGCATTCTTTGACATTGAGGTAGACTTTGATCCGGAACGTGGCTATAGCACTCCCGAAGATGCTTTCATGCCAATTACAGCAATTGCTGTTCATCTACAATGGTTAGACACCTTGATATGTTTTGCTGTTCCTCCAAAGACATTGACCATGTTAGAGGCACAAGAACAAGTTAAAGACTTTCCTAATACTATATTATTTGAAACAGAAGCAGAAATGTTAGATGCATTTCTAAATTTAATCGAAGATGCTGATGTTTTAAGTGGATGGAATAGTGAAGGATTCGATATTCCTTACACTGTAAATAGAGTTACAAAAGTACTAAGTAAAGAAGATACACGTAGATTTTGTTTGTGGGATCAATTTCCAAAGAAAAGAGAATATGAGAAATATGGGAAACAGGCTATTACTTATGATCTTATTGGTCGCGTTCATTTGGACAGTCTCGAACTGTACAGGAAATATACCTATGAAGAACGTCACACCTATAGGCTCGACGCCATTGGAGAAATGGAGATAGGTGAGAGTAAAACTGTTTATGAAGGTACACTGGATCAATTATACAATAAAGATTTCCGCAAGTTTATTGAATACAATAGACAAGATACCGCACTACTTGACAAGTTAGATAAAAAATTAAAATTTATCGATCTTGCCAACACACTGGCACACGAATGTACGGTATTACTACAGACCACAATGGGTGCCGTAGCAGTAACAGAACAAGCAATTGTTAATGAAGCACATCACAGAGGGTTAATTGTTCCAAGTCGTGCCAAGCGTGATGAGACTGAAAACAATCAAGCAGCGGGTGCCTATGTAGCGTATCCTAAGAAAGGTTTGCATGATTGGATTGGTAGTATGGACATTAACAGTCTATATCCAAGTGTAATTCGTGCATTGAACATGGGTCCAGAAACTATTGTTGGACAAATACGCCAAACTAATACTGATGAATTTATTCACGAACAAACTACATTACATAAAAAAACCTTTGCTTCTGCATGGGAAGGTATGTTTGGCAGTTTAGAATACGAAGCAGTAATGCGTCAAGATCGTGCTTTTGAAATTACTATTGATTGGGAAAATAGTGAAACTGATATATTAAGTGCTGCTGAAGCATATAGATTAATCTACGATAGTAATAAACCATGGATGCTTAGTGCCAATGGTACAATCTTTACCTATGAACAAGAAGGTATTATTCCTGGCTTGCTGACTCGATGGTATAGTGAGCGTAAGGATATGCAGAAAAAACTTAAAGCCGCAATGACTGCTGGCAATAAGATTGAAGAAGAATATTGGGACAAACGTCAATTGGTTAAGAAGATTAACTTGAATAGTTTATATGGTGCTATTCTTAATCCAGGTTGCAGATTCTTTGACAAGCGTATTGGACAAAGTACTACACTTACTGGTCGTGCTATTGCTCGTCACATGGCAGGTAAAGTTAATGAAGTCATTACGGGTGAATTTGATCATGTTGGTAAAAGTATTATCTACGGTGACACAGACAGTTGCTATTTTTCAGCCTACAATACATTAAAGTTTGATATTCAAAAAAAACTTATTCCCTGGGATAAAGATATTGTTATCCAATTGTATAATACAATTGCAGATAGTGTTAATGCTACATTCCCACAGTTTATGTTAGATGCGTTTCATTGTCCAAAGTCACGTGGTGAAGTTATTAAGGCAGGTCGTGAAATTGTTGCTATCAAAGGTTTGTTCATTACCAAGAAGCGGTATGCTGTATTGTATTATGACAAAGATGATAAGAGATATGATAGCGACGATAAACCTGGCAAGATCAAAGCCATGGGATTAGATCTTAAACGTAGTGATACTCCGGAATTTATGCAAAAGTTTTTAGAAGAAGTATTAACTAAAGTTTTAAATGGAAGTCAAGAAAAAGAAATTCTAGAAATGATTTCAGAATTTAGAACTGAGTTTAAGAATAGACCTGGTTGGGAAAAAGGTTCGCCGAAACGTGCTAACAACATTGCCGAGTATCAAGAAAAAGAACGCAAGGCAGGTAAGGCTAATATGCCAGGTCATGTACGTGCAAGTATTAATTGGAACACTCTTAAACGTATGAACGGTGACAAATATAGTGCTAATATCGTTGATGGTATGAAAGTTATTGTTTGTAAAGTTAAAGCAAATCCACTGGGCTATACTTCAATTGCATATCCAGTTGACGAATTACGTTTACCTAAATGGTTCCAAGAACTGCCATTTGATCATGCAGAAATGGAAGCAACTATTATCAATAACAAACTTGATAACCTTATTGGGGTTCTAGAATGGGATCTAGAATCTACAACTGAAACCAACACATTTAATTCATTATTTACTTTTGACTAAAATATTTGTTGACTTTCTCCCTAAATCTAAATAAACTAACTAAAAGGAAATTATTATGAAATCTATTCTACAAGACATTGTTGCACATACTAACAAACTAGGCTTTCTCAACATTGTTAAAATTACAGGCACAGAAGACAAAACACAAATTGACTCTATGGCAGATGACCGTACTGTTATTATGTTTGCAGAAACAACGGACCCATATCCAGATATGATTGGTACATATGGTATGCCACAACTTGAAAAACTACGCTATCTGTTAGATGGTAAAGAATATCAAGAGGATGCAAAGATTGAAGTAGTTACTGCCGAACGCAATGGTGAAACTATTCCAGTTGGACTCCATTTTGAAAACAAAGACGGCGACTTTAAGAACGACTATCGCTTTATGAATCAAGACATTATCAATGAAAAATTGAAAACTGTCAAATTCCGCGGTGTTGCTTGGAATGTTGAGGTTGAACCTACAATTGCTGCAATTCAAAGATTTCAATTCCAAGCAGGTGCTAACACAGAACACACATCATTCTTAGCCAAAGTTGATGGAGATAAACTAACATTTACGTTCGGTGATCTTAGCAGTCACGGTGGAGAATTTGTATTTGCAACAGGTGTTACAGGTAAAATTTCTAAATCACAAACTTGGCCAGTAGCACCAGTATTGTCTATTCTAAAAATTGCAGATGCTAATAATGCTAAGATTAGTTTTAGTGATCAAGGCGCTATGCAGATTACGTTAGATAGCGGATTAGCAACTTACAAATATATTATTCCAGCAAACGCATAAAATGAAACAAGTTAATTTAACACCACTACAAAAAGACTATGCGGTATATTTGCCAGCAATTAGTTCTTTTTATAGTACATATGTCGCTAAACAAAGATTAGAAAAGTTTATACCAGATGATCGTATCCCTAAAGGATTTGATCGTGGTATCGAAGGTATGAATTTTTTAAATCCAGAACAAGGGTATTTTACATACAAATATGGGTTGTATTCAGCAGGTCATGCACAATTAGATCTGAATAAAAGTATTATTCAAGAATCTATGATACAACAAAGAGATCGTAATAACACTATGATCTTAGGTGACTCGGGCGGATATCAAATTGGTAAAGGTGTTCTTAAATTTGACTGGTTAGATTTTGAAGGACCGGCCGCAACTAAAACCCGAAAACAAATTTTAGATTGGCTTGAACTAACTGCCGATTGGTCAATGATGCTAGACGTTCCTACTTGGGCTTGTGATCATATTCATAGTCCAAAAACAGGGTTAAAAACATTCGATGATTGTTTAGATAAAACAAAATATAACAACAAGTTTTTCTTAGATAATAGACAGGGACTTACAAAGTTTTTAAATGTTCTCCAAGGCAACGATTGGGATACTGCTGAAAAGTGGTATAATGGAGTAAAAGAATTTAGCGATCCAGCAGTATGGGGCGATAAGGCCGCAGAAGGTTGGGCCATGGGTGGCGCTAATATGTGCAAGATGGATATTACCTTAAAGCGACTAATGACTCTTAGAGACGAAGGTTTGCTTAATGGTAAAGACTGGATGCACTTCCTAGGCACAGCCCAATTAGATTGGGCTGTATATTTGACTTCAATACAACGACAAATTAGAAAACATATCAATGAAAACTTTACCGTATCTTTTGACTGCGCCTCACCGTTTATTGCAACAGCGCACGGACTTGTCTACACAAATGCACAACACACCCCAAAAAGGTGGAGTGTTATTATGGACAAAGCCCCAGACAACAAAGCCCTTGCAGAATCAGATATACCATTCCCATTCGAAAGTGAATTAGGTCGCAGATTAAATATGGGTGACATTTGTCACTATGCTCCTGGCATGTTGAATAAGATTAAAAAAGAAGGTAAAACTAGTTGGGACAGTTTTGCTTATGCTCTTATGATGGGGCATAATGTTGAATGTCATATTGTAGCGGTACAACGTGCAAATCAATTAGCAGACATTGAAAAAACTAGATTTAAACCCGACTGGAGACATTGGAATAAACTTAGTGCTAACGACTCTAATGCCGAT